TTCGCCTTGGCGGTGGTAGAGGGCCATGAGCTCGGGATCCGTGAAGGGCCGCCCGAGACCATCCGCCCGGGTTTCCGCCAGCCACGGCGAAATCAGCAGATTAAAGTAGACGTCAAAGAGCCGGTCTTGCTCGCGACCCAGCGCCTCCTTGACGGCCTTGGCGGCCTTTTTAGCGGGCACAACCGAGCGCCAAGAGCGCCCCGCCTTCCTTAAAAACCACGGGTCCCAGCGGCGCATAAACTGATAGCGGCCAGAGGCCGAGGTCTGCGAGTTTCTGGCGGAGGGATCACCACGGGATTCAATAAAGGCGAGGCTGCGCCGCGCCTGCAGATACACCCGGCTTTGATCGGCACGACGCGGCAGCCGGTCGATGGCCGAGCGGTCGACGGCCCACGCGGATCCCGACAGGAGCCACAAAATCATGAGCCAATACATCAGGACCTCCGCTCAGATTTGGTGGAACGTGTAGACCAGCATGCCGCGCTTAAAATCGGCCGTGACGTCGTTGAAGGTGAGGCGGATCTTCTCGCCGGTGCGTGGGTGGGTGATCAGTGGGGGCACGTCCTTGAGCTGATCGGCCACCGTCCGAGGTGCCGCGATGGTGATCGGGTGCCCCACCCGAAAATGAAACAGCAAAAGCACCGTGGTCTCAGCCAAACTCGGCCCTCACTTCGCGCATCGTTTTTGACAGCACGCCCCCAGGATCCGGCTTGCGTCCTTTGGGAAGGGCGCACTCGTCATGCCCACAGATCATCTTGGGATCGATCCCGCGCTCGACGACCCAACCAAGAAATCGGCGCAAGGCAGCTTCTTGGGGGGCGGTGGCTATGTCCCACCACTCCTCCCCCTTGGCGACGTTTCCTGGGCGCTTTGCGGCCTCGTGGGGGCCTACCTGGGAGCCGTTCCAAGCGAGGAGCTTTCCCTCCTTGGCGCTGAGCAGGCCCCAGCTGACCAGGGCCACGGCGAGAAAGTGGCGATTGGGCGAAGCCTTTTGCCAAGACGCCTCACCAGCATGGTTTACGGCCAGATTGAGGTGAGTTGTCTGGCAGACAGCACCATCCCGCCCGATGATAAGGTGATATCCCAAGCCGCCGGCCTTAAGAGCGGCCATGGCCCGCTCGGCATTGCGGTCTGCCAGGTAATGCACCACCACACCACGGGGAACCATCTTGCCTGTGCCCATAGCCAGCGGGGTGACGAGCTTTTGCGCATACGGGTAGACCTCGGGGATCATAGTGCACCTCCCTGCACAGCCTTAGCGATCTCTTGCAGCTTGGCCGCAATCGCCAGTAGCTCGGACATGTCGAGGTCACGCACCTCGCCTTCCACCTTCTCAAGGCCGTCCAAGGCTTGGCCCATGGCGAAGAGGACCGGGCGGAATTTCGGCAGGTCAAACCAGCTGACGCTGCCGTCCGAACGTGCCTCGGCGTAGCACTCGGCCACGCACTTTAAGACGTCGAGTAAGTCCATGGTCTCTTTGATATTCAAGGCAGTCCCCCCTGGTAAACGGCTTGGGTCAGGTGGCGAATGTCGGCATCGTGGGCTGTGGTGACGATGTCGAGCTGGGTGAGGCGGTCGTCAGCTATGGAAAGCTTGACGGCCAGCTCTTTGAGTTGGTCGTGTAGATCCCCGAGCATGGCCACGCCGATCGCCGCGAGGCAGGCTAAGCCCAAGTCAAAAATGCGGTCGATCGTAGACATGCATCCTCCCGGGATTGTCCACTGTGCGGCCTTGGATCTTTTTTGCGGTGTGAGACCATTATACGCCTCACGCCTTGCCTTTGCATGTTTTGCCGAGAAAAACCCATGGTTTTGCTAAACCGTTACGAGTTTTATAAGGGAAAGAAGAGCATGGCTTTTCGCATCTACGGAAAGGCCTTGATCGGCAGAGGTTGCTAAAATCTCGGCAAACGTACAGCGGGATCCGTACCCCTTTCGCGTTTGCGTAAACCCTGACCATAACCATTGAGGCCTGTGTATGCGTTGGATTTGGACTGTTTTATTGTGGCTTGCTGCCTGCAGCACCGAAAAAGAAACGGAAAAAAAGGTCGAGTGGATACCCGCCCAGCCGATTCCCCCGCAAGAGTGCCCGGTATGCCCGGCCTGCCCGGTGCCTCCAACTCAGCCGGTACCTCCGACTCAGCCGACACCACGGCCCACACCGACGCCGTACCCTGGAGAGGATCCGATCGTTACGGCCGTGAATAGCGCGCGCAAGCTCAAGGGCCTTGCCCCGGTTTATGAGGATTCTCGGCTGGATTGCGCCGCCCAGGCGCATGCGCGGGATATCGCCGTCACCGACGCCTGTGGTCACGTCGGATCCGATGGCTCGCAGTTTTGGCAGCGGGCGCAGCGCTGCGGCACCCAGGCCCTGGGCGAGATTGTGGCGTGTGGCTACCCCAACGCCGTCACCGCGGTCGCGGGGTGGGACCGGAGCCCAAGCCATGCGGCCATTATGTACGGGGCTTATGCGCGGGTTGGTGTCGCCGAGGTGCGTGGCTACTGGGTGGCGGTGTTTGGAGAATAAGAAAAGCCTCCCCAGAGAAGGGGAGGCTAAGCGTTACTTGATTGTTGAGATACTTCCTAAATCCGAGGCGACGTCATCCATTGAGCGAAGGCGGTTGAGGCTAGAATAAGTTTCCAAGGCATGATTACCTCAGGCTATTCTTACTGCCGTAAATGAATAATTAACGTCTGTAATAGACACGTTGTTATTTCTGTTTATGTTGAAATAAATGACAGTCGCAGCGTTGCTTACATTCAAATGATAAGTCGGCATCGTGGCCGAAATATAATTATCGTTATCTCTTTTTGTTAGCAAAACAGAGGATGAGATATATCCAGGCAGAGAAGAAACAGAGGTAGCGCTTACTGTATTTACAAGAAGTGAAGCAGCTGCGGCCCCTGAAGGAAGACCATAAAAACTACATGAAATTAACCAAATACCAGAACCAATCGATAAATTGGAAACCCCTACACACCCGGAAGCTGAAGACAAACTACCATTAAACCCACTATCACGAACGACCTGCCCGACATACCCAGCCGCAATCGCTACCCCGCTCGTATCCCCCTTAATCAGAGCCCCACCGTCGAGCGTCTTTTTCCCCGCAAACGTCTGCGCGCCTGTCCCCACCAACCCCGGAGATGTGGCCGTGGCTAGGCCCGCTGTGTTGAAACTAATTGCGCTACTCGGCATGGGCCACCTCTTCCACGTTAGCGGTTTCTTCGACAATCACGGGCTCAGGCAAAGGCAGACCCGTCTCGGGATCGACGCCACGGAACTCGCGGTCGGCCTTGATCACGGCCCAAGCGTGTTCGGCGACGTCGTCATCTAGCTCGACTTCTGTGTCTTCGGAAAGAACAATGGAGAAACCTTTGTCATCACAGACATGTGTTCCTTGATTGCTCCAGGCATATTCACCGGCTTTAAGTACTACTTTCATATCTCACCTCAAATCTTGATGATGTAGTTGACGTAGGCGTTGAGTGGGCGGGTTTCTGCGTCGCCTGTTATTGTCTGGGCTGCAGCCGTACCCGATAACGCTGAGGCGGTTCCAGAACCGCCGTAGTTGTCGACCCAGCGATCCGCAGCGTTGGTTGGCGTTGTATAACCCCAAACAAGGTTGCTTCTGTTTAATCCTGTGACCGAACCACTTATCGAGCTAGAGCTATTACTTAATCCATTCTTAGCTGTTGCTTGACCTTGCACAGAACCAACCAAATCTCCAGCGTTTCCACCAGAAGCAGCAGCGGTTCGAGTCGCTCGGTTAGGATCATTGGCCGATCCGTTGGCCCTTCCTCTTAAAAACCTTCCTGCATAATTAGGAAGGGCAAAGGTAGTTGTCCCGTCTCCGCTACCATGCGCCGTTTGTATAGCGGCAAAAAGGTCTGCATACGTTGTTCGGTTGATTAAAGAACCGTCGCACACAAGCCACCCAGTCGGTGCAGTCGCTCCTGCAAACGCCATGACCACGCCGCTTGGCACTAATTGCGATGCGCCGCCGGATGTGACGGAAGCGTTCAAATCAGCGACAGACGCTAATAAAGGTACCGTAGGCATATTTTACCTCATGCTTTTAAAGTTAAACTAGGTAGCTAAACGAAGCAGTAATATATCGTACAGTTGCACCACCGTTTGAAGCGGCTACACAGTTGACTGCGCCAACTCCGTTCCCAACTGCATTAACGGCTATTTGAGTTGACCCTGAACCTACTAAAGTTACTACAACGGACGGGGTAGATGCGCTTGGTGTGACAATGTTACTGCACTCACATCCTACACTTGCATAAATGTTAGTAGCAGGAGCTTTTGGCAGTCCACCAACCCTCAAACCCGACGTTGGAGTACCAGTAGTATTCGTCCATTGCACAACAAAATTAACCGTCATCAGATTTCCGATTTGAGTATAAAAACCAAAAACAGCGCCGTACGTTACAGATGTAAAGTTTGTCCCAGATGCGCCTATTGTTGGCGTCCATGTGCCTGTTTCGTAATAGGGTATAGTGCCGGCTGTTGTTGCTGTTGCCGCAGGTAATCTCGCAGCGGAAATGGTCCCGCTCGTCACCGCGCTCGCGTCAACGGACAGCGGGAAGTTGGTCCCCACCGCTGGCGCATTGAGGGCGTAGTTGATCACCGAGTTGGTGGCGTTGAAGCCTGCCAGGTTCGGCATGGTGTATTGCAGAAGACCGGCGTTGGTCATCGACAGCGAGAAACCAGCTGGAGGCGTGTCGCCCGAGGTCTGGTAAGACACGTCGTAATTGCCATCGGCGCCCTTCACAAACTGCGCTTGCACATAGAAACGGTAGTCGGTGGTTGCGTCAATGAAGATCCAACCAGTCAACTCGCCAGCGTCATAACCCGAGACGTTTTGGATGGTCGCCGTGGTGTTATTGGCTAGGGTAAGCTGCGTCCGGGCGTTAGCGCCACCGACCACCACACCGCGCTTAAGAGCCACGTACATGCTGGTAGGAGTAGTCGCAATACCCACAGGTACGGAAACATAACCAACCGTCGTTGGCTCGGTCAATGTAGCTCGTCCAGCCGTGGTATCGCTAAGGAAATACACAGAGCCTGGAATTAAACTGGTAAGTCCAGTGACTTCACCGGAAAGAGTGAGCTCAAAATTGTTCGCGTCGATGACACGCGATACTACCCCGACAACTTCAGCCAAGTTAGCCGATGTCGCAATCGCTTTAACATAAATGTCGGTGGAGGCAACAAGCAAAACTTCGCCGACGACGAAGCCGTGGTCCGCCTGGTTTACCTTATCAACCGTTCCACCGCCCCCAATCCCAGACCATGCGCCAGCTGCATAGCCCTCAAAAGCGGTAAGGTCAGAGTTGTAGCGGATCATACCGTTGACAGGTGTCGCAGGACGCTGGGCATTCGTACCAGATGGCAGTTTCAGGTGGCTGGTGCCGTTGAAGGTTGGCGTTCCAGTGGTGGTGATAGCGGTCGATCCACCGATGGTGCCGTCGGTGATGGCACCGCCCGACACCTTGCCCGCCGTAGTAACCTTAGCCAGTTTGCTGTCGGCAATCGCTGCCGAGGCCGAGATTTGAGTGTTGGTGATGCCACCGTCAGCGACCTTAAGGCCGCTCGTCTGGTCGAGGGTGGAGCCGGAAAGGTTGAGGCTCACGGCGTTGGCGGAGACGCTGACGCCACCGCTGCCGGACGTCACACTGCCAACGCCAGCAAACTGCACCCAGGACACGGCGGTCGAGCCAATGGTGCCGCCTTGGTCGGCGGTGCAGACAAAGCCACGATCAGCATTGGCCGTGCCTTGCTCGACAAAGACAAACGCCCCCGGCACTTCCGTCCACGAGTCCATATCGGCGGCGCGTGACCAAGCGCCAGCACCGACGACATAGATGCCGTTTTGGCTAGCGGTGGTCTGGTCTTTGACCAGGACGCGGTCGCCAGCATCGACGGCCACACCGTCGATGGTCATGCTGCCAGAGAGGCCAATATTGGCCGTGGTCGCCACTTTGACGGAGGCCTTGGGATCCAAGCCTTGGGCAATCGAGTCGACGTAGCGCTTGGTCGCTGCATGCAGGTCCTGGGTGGGATCGTCACTCAAGACGAGCGTCCCGGTCATCGTCCCACCGGAGAGGTCGAGCTTGTCGGCCATCGGCTCGTGACTGACGTAGAGATAGAAGTCAAACGGCCCACCCGAAGGCGGCGCAGTGACGTCGAGCTTAGTTTGTGCTTCGCCCGAGGTGGCAACGATCGACCAGCCAGCGGTGCCAGGATCCGCCACCTTGGTGTTGGACGAAGCGCCCTTCAAGTAAAGGTGGACCCTGAGATCGCCAAACGGCACGCCAAGGCCGTGTTCGTAGGTGACGGTGGCGCCGTTGGCCACGCTCTCAAAAAGGTGCCAGCGGGCGGGGAGGTGGTCGGACACCCTCTCCCACAGGTTTTCGATCGCGGCATGGAGGACGCTTCCCCCCGCCGTGCCAAGGGCCGGGTGATCAAGCTTGGCTTTTCCTACTAACGTCATTGTTTAACCCTCATTTTCCGAATGTTGCGTAGTGAAACTTTTTATCGTTTTCGTCGCGTGGCCGACAAAACACCTGACCGTCTGTCATCACCGAGGTCTCTAAGTTGCGCGTTACCATCATCAGGCCAACAATCCGCTGCAGCCCTGCGGGAATTCCGTAAGCCGCCGAGATCCACTTGAAGTTGACGTAATCGTGTCCGTCACATTCGACAGCTGTTCGCACCTCGTCCGTCATTACGTCTTGAATTTCAATCGACGCCCTGACAAGGCCTTCTGCCATGCGAAATGCGGCCATGTCTTCACGGCGCGAAGCTGCGCGCGACCACTGCCCATAGCGTGCAGCACGTCCAGCAAAGTCAAACCGCCAGCGCAGGCGGAACTTGTCGGGGTTGATGTGCATGGCGATCTAGGCGGTGTAGCTGAAAAGGGTCACAAACGACCACTGCAGGATGCCGCCGATGGCTGCGGTCGACGGCAGGCAGTAGCGTAGCCGCACCTCGGCGCGGTTGCCGAGCACAGCGTCGGACGACTTGCCGATTTTGCCCTCTTCCGGCGCCGATGGTTCCACCTTGGTCAAGTTGTTATAGTAAAACGCCGCGTCGGGGTGGAGGCTGATGGGGTTATTCTGCACGCCCATCTGGACAAGGTTGTAGGTCTTGCCAAAGATGCGCTTTTGGCCGGTGGTCTCGCGCGCGGGAGCAAACTGGTTGGTCGACGAAACCGAATAGCTCATGTCCATGTGCAGGCCTGAGGAGAGGCCGTCGGAGTTTGTGGCGTAGCCGCCAGCGTCGTCTCGGCCTTGGTCGCGCAAATCTTCAAAGTCTGTAGTCGGAGACCCGGAAGGTGGGCCGCCGTAGGTACCCGTGAAAGGGGCAATATAAAAACTGACGTTGGTGATTGGATCGACATCGGAGTCGTGTTTTAAAAATAGGCTTTTGGCACCCGCGTTGCTTCCCTGCTCGCCCACCAACGGGGCATACGAGCCGTTGGCGGCTTGCGTGAGGTCGGCGCCGAAAGAGCCTCCAGAAAGCGCATCGGCGATGTTGTCGGGGGCAGCGGGCGTCGAGCTAATAGTGAGCGTGACTAAAGCCATGGTTTTAGGTCTCCTCAGTGATCACGGCCTGATGGCCGCCAACCGTCCCAGCCAAGCCGGGCGTGTAGTTCGGGAAAGGACAGAGGGCCAAGATCCACGACTTGAGCGGGAGCTTGAAGCCAACGGGGTCGTAGCCGATTTCTCTGATCATCACCGGAACGGTGTCGAAGACGGAGGAACCAATCGAGATGTTGAGAGAGATTATATCGCCGATATCTCTAAGAGCCGACCTCCACGTGACAGAAAAAGTTCCGATTTCGAGGAGGCTGGACGAGATTTTCAGGATTTCGCGCACTTGCAGCGTTACTGTAGCTTGATCGTAGAGGTTGGGAAAGGTCACCTGCTTGGAGATCGCTTTCCCGAGTTGCGTAACGCTCGCCGGATTGACAAGCACGGCCGTCTGTTGGGCGTTCTCGTTGCGGCTTGGTAGAAAGTTAAAAGTGCCGCGTGCCCGGTTAAAGGTGTCTTTCTCCGGCACCGAGAGGTCAAAGCTGTCTTTGACGATGTCCCAATTCTGCAATGTGAAGTTGCTGGCGACCTGCCAGTCTTCAAAGTGCAGGCTGTGGATCTTGATCTTTTGCGCGCGCGAGACAAAGGCCTCAAGGCGCACCTGTTCGAGCAGCGACAGAGCATACTGGATGGCGGTTTTTTGCTCGGTCTCGTAGATGCGGCTTTTAAAATTTTTAATGGCGCTCTGCGGGTAGGATGGGTTGTTCTTGTCGCGGTAGGTCTGCCAGTTGGCATCAAAGGCGTCGTCTGTCAGGCCGCCGTAGGTTTTGAGGATGTCGCGGGCTTGCCAGATAATATTGTCGCTGTAGGCGCCGAGATCCTTGCCCTTGCAGCGCACAAAAAAGCTGTCCCCCTGGCTGTACTTATATCCTTCCGGCGCCTCGCCACCGGGCACCCAGGCAACTGACGTCTGCTGGGCAATGGTAAAGCGGTTATGGTCGGAGCCGACAGCGGTAATCTCCGAGCTCGGCACGAGAAGATACTCGTCGCCCTTTTTAAAGTAGACGTTTTCAAGATCAAGCGCGGTCAGCGGCAACGTGGTGACGATCACGTCCACCGGGTTTCTAGCGCCATCGACCACATCGGGATCCGCGCCGTTGACGACCATGGCCGGGATGGCGGCTGGATCCGGTCCGAGGTTGGTCGTCCAGTCGCCATAGATCACCGGTGCCAGCTTGCCTACCATGTCCTCCCCGAGATGGGGAAAGACCGACTTGCTCAGCACACCCTTGGGAAAGCTGACGTTCATAGCGTCGAAGCGGTCCCGGGCAATCAGCGTCACCGACTTGACCGAGCGCTTCATGCCGCCGACGTCGGTGATCGTGCCGCTAAAAATCGGGAAGTAGGTCAGGCCGTTTTCCCCGAGGCCAATCTTGACGGTCAGCGGGCGGTTGATCCACGGCGCATACTGCGCCCCACCGGGCAGGTATTTATTATAGCGGCCGTCGACGTTGGAAAGCTCGAGCGTCACGGTTGAAAACTGAATGTCAGGCACCAGCCAATCCCCGACCGTCCTTTGAATCACCGGGATATTCGTGCGGGCCTCGTAAAACCGCCCCCGCACCTCGCCCTCTTCTACCCACAGCACGTACTTGTTTCGGTCGGAGACGCGGATGACCTCGCTACCGAGGTCAATCTCACAGATGACTTCCAGACGGCAATCAAGGTTGTCGTGCGCAGCATCAAGCAGCGCCTGGTTTAGCGTCGTGGCGGTGAGGTAGGGACGGCGGTCTTTCGAGCTCATAGCGACTCATCGACCTCCAGGGAAAAACTCACGTAATCGGCGTCGTCGCCTTGCGAGTTGTGCTGCTCGGACGGTAGCGCGGCCAGCTTGCCAAACACAGCAAAGCGCTCCGGCGTGCGTGGCGTCGGGATCCATAGGGCCTTGAGCGAGGTCCGGCAAGTGCCAAAGATCTGCTGCAATAGAGCGTAGTTTTCGCGGTTATAGTCGAGGCTCCTAAACTCCAGACCTAGGCTATAGCGTAGGGCGCGGTCGTTGGAGACCGACGTAAAGCCCTCGGTCTGCACCTTGTCGGCAAAGTGCTTGGGCGTGCGGATAATCGTGTCGACGCAGTTCTCTCCTTGGAAGATGAAAGCCGAGCCAAAGACGATGGTGCCAACTTGCAGGAAGCCGTCGCGGTTTCGGTTATCGTTAAAGGTAAAACGCCAGTATTTATAAGCTTGAAGTGGTAGGCTGGGCGCTACCCAAAACATGTTGGGCGTGGCGTTTGGCGTGATGACAAAAGTCAACGGGTTAGAAAACGACGCTCCCACCGACGCATCGACTTGCACCGAGCCGGAAGCGCTGAGGTTGTGGTTGAGGATGGCCAGCGTATCGACATAGACGCCAGAATCCACTTGGGTATTGCAGACAAGCTGGATATTGGTGGTCTCCTGACTGCGGAACACCTGCTCGACGATGTCGGTGTTGAGGTTGTTCGGGCTAAAGTCCCCGGCTGCTTGGGTGCCGTTTTTCAGTTCCCAGTTGGAGCCAGTCGATCCCCGGCTTGGAAAGTCGGCGAGGATGCGGATGTTGTAGGTGTTATAAAGCACCTTACGCACCTGCATGGGCAGGATCTTGCCGGTGAGGCGTTGCACCTGCATGCGGGTGTCGTGCGGCTTGGTAATCTGGCGCTCAACTTCCATCTGCCAAGAGGCGGGGCGATCCAAAATACGGCGGTCGACCTGAGCCCCTACCTCGAAGCGCTCAATGGCCCGTCGCTCGACTTGCATGCCGAGTGCGGCGCAGACAAAGTCAGTGAGGTAGGGGGCGGTCAGGTAGTAGCGGGTGGCGTAGCCCTCGTGGGCGCAGGAGCCTTGCTTGAGCGTGCCAGAACTGGCCTCCATGCCAAGGCCGAACGCGGTGGCTACCTGCCTATCAACCTGAGCGTCGAGGCTTTTGTCGGCGCCTTCTAGGGCGCGAGAGACCTGGGAGGCAAGCGGCGCCTCGCCCAACACCTGGCGCTCCACCTGGCTGGCTAGCGTTTGCGGCTGATCGATGCGGCGCTCGGTCTCAGCCCCTAGGGTCACCACGTCGCCAAGCTGGCGGTCCACCTGCATCGCGAGATCGGCCCCCGCCGACCCTTCGAAGTAGTTCGTCGTCAGGTAGGGGGCAATCAGATAAATCTCGGTATAGCTGACGTTCATGCGCGAACTCCGCCGGCGTAGACGACGGCTCTGCCGTCAAGCGATCCTCGGCGCAGCTCCTCGCGGATGGCTGGCATCAGGCGCTGTTTGATAAAGGTTTCGTCGACCTTGTCTTTCGACTCGATCTTGAGGTTGAAAGTAAAGTGCTGGGTGACGTCGCCACCGGGAGCCTGGCCCCGGTTGAGGGCCCGCAAGGTGGGCAGACCAAGGGCCTCGACGGCCGGACGACGCATGACGAATTCGCCAGCGGTGAGCATGGCCGGGACGTTGTCCGTGCCACCGGGGCCTTGCACCAGGCCGCCTTGGGCAAACCTGGGGATTTTGCCAATTTCGATAGGTATGAGGTCAATTTCGCCCCAAATATTCCATTTTCCTCCACCGGCCCATTTGGGTACGCCAATCGAGAGGGCTGGGATTTTGAAATTATTGAGGACGCCGATCAGGCCGTTAAAGATATCGACATAGGGATTGATGACGGCAGCAAAGGCATTTTTGAGAACCGCGCCGGCTGCGTCGAACGCCTCGCCAATGGCCTTGGTGATGCCGCTGGTATCAAATTTAAACAGCGACGAAAACATTTTGCCGAAACCGGAAAACAGGCCGGAGATGCTTTTACCAATCGAGCCAATGCCATTGGTGATGGAACTAATAATCGTTTGGCCAATGTCACCCAGCCGACCAAAAACACCCTCAAAGGCCGACCAAATCTTGGAAAAAATCTGCGGCACGGCGGAAAATACGGCGGTGGCGGCGCGCCAGATGCCGGCAAAAATCTCTGGGATCGCCGAAAACAACTCACCCCCGGCCTTCCAAATGCCGGAAAAGATCGCACCCACGCCATCAAACAGGGCTTTGAGTCCCTCGCCAATGCCGGAAAAGACCGACATCACCACCTCGAGAATCCCGTTCCAAACCGCCTGAAGGCCGCTTAGGATCGGCATGATGACGCTGTCGTAAATCCACTGCCATACCGCTTGTAGACCGTTGACTATCGGCATAATCACGCTGTCGTAGATCCACTGCCACACGGCACGCAGGCCGTTGAGGAGTGGCATGATGACGCTGTCGTAAAGCCATAGCCACACCTGCCGCAGCCCCATCACTAGCGGCATGATCACCTTGTCGTAAATCCATATCCAGACCTGGCGCAGCCCCATCACCAGCGGCATGATTATCCTGTCGTAAATCCACAGCCAGACGTCTCGCAGCCAGCCGATAGTTTTATTCCAGGCCTCCGTGAGCCAGTTGGCGGACTTTTTGCCAGCCTGCTCAATGCTCGCCGTAGGGTTCTTGATGACGGCGGCTTTTGACGCCTCTTCCATGGCGTTCACGGAGAAGAGCTTGTTGGTGTCCTTTGTCAACTGGGCGATAGTTTTAGCGGCTTGTTTGCCATCAACTTTAATGTCTGGGGCCTTAAAGCCTTTTGAGCCATTGAAAACGCTCATCAATCCCTTGAAGAGACCTTTAATAAGACCAATCCAGAAATTGAGGCTGGCCTTGATAAAGGCCGCAAAGACCCGCGGTAAGGCCTGAACTATCTTGACTAAAATGACCGGCACCACTGCCGCCAAATGCTCGGTGATTTTGGGTATCTGCTCGATCAAAGTGATAAGAAAATCAGGTATTTTTTCTGCAATGGAGACAAGCAAGGCGGGGACTTTTTGCATGGCGTCTTGCACGGCGGACGGAAATTCGTCGATAAATTTTTGTAACATCGCATCAAGATTGGTCAGCGCCGAGACAAGCTTAAGCGGGAAAAGCAAAAGCCCTTCAATCGCGGAGGTGATGCCGTCGATAAAGTCCAGAATCATCTGCGGCAGATTCATGATCACTTTGACCAGCATCGAAATCATGTTGCCCATAGAACTGACGACAGACCCTAGTTGAGAGCCAATGTTCATCACCGATTCGGGGATCATGTTGGCCGCTGCCGACGAGACGGATTCGACGGCCTGGCCACCATATTCCGTCGCCTTGGAGACCATGGAGCTGATCAACCCAGGCTGTGCTTGTTTGGCGGCGCTGGGTGGGCCTACAAAATTGGGGTTTTGTTCCGGCGATTTTCCGGCATCCCGCGTCTTGCTTATGAATTGATCCAGCAGTTTGATCGAGTTTTGCAGGATATTTTCTAGACCATTAAACATGGTGGAGAACGATACTTCGGACAGGTCTCGGATCATCGCATAGTAGCTTTTGAAATCCTGGAAGAAGTCGCCAAACAGCGTATAAGACCGGCTGGCCATGTCAATCTGGCGATTCATCACATCATCGGCCAGGCTCTTTTGTCGGTCGTACTGGGCGCTGACTTCCTGGGTGAGAAGACCTTGGATCGCTGCCTCTCGGCGTTTATTTTCAATCGCGATCAGCGTCTCTTTGTTCTGGTTACGGATAGCCTCAAGGCCCAAGGCGTTCATGTCGGCATAGGATGCCGCCATCTTGCGGGTCTCATCGGTCGCAGCCCGTAGGAACTCAGCCCGCTTGCGTTCAACGGCGGCGCTGCCATTGTTGATGGCGATCTGCTTGCCGATTTCAAGGAGCTGTAGGGCTTCTTTTTTGATTTCGGATTGGGCTTTAAAGGTCTTCTTGAGGGACTCGAGCTCGCGCACACGGTCCGCTACCTTGGCGTTGATGGCGTCGATCTCGTTGCGGGAGGCGGCTAAATTGTCCTTTTGGATCTCGGTGATCTTGTCTTGGATCGACTGGATTTTCTCAAAGCTTTGGACCTTTTCCTCATCAATAGCCGCTGCTTTGGCGGATTTAAGCGCTCGGATGGTCTGATTGATGACAATCTGATCTTCCAGCCGCAGCTGGCCAATCTTTTTAAGGCCCTTTTCTTCTTCCTGAATGGCCTGGATTTTTTCTTTAAACTCGGCGTTGATCGCCGGGATGTTTTGGCCTGAGCGTTTGAGCTGCTCAATTTCCATCGAACGTCTTTGCTCATCGATCGCTTTGATGGTGTCGGCACGCTTTTTCTCTAGCTCGATTTCTTGCATGAGTCGGTTGATTCGCGCCTCAGCTAATGCCTTAGCTTTTTCATTGTTATCTTTTGGCATCGATGAAGCTTTTGTTAAAGCTTCTTGGGCCTCAATAATGCTGATATTTGCACGGTCGTAGTCATCGCCAAGCACCTTAAGTCGTTCACGTTGGACATTGAAGGACTTGACAATACGGTCCGTCATTTGTTCAAGTTTGGTAGCAGTATTCTGCGATGATTTTCCTATTTTTTCGATGCCATCACTCATGGCGTTCGAAGGTCCCGTCGCAGCAAAAGCTTTACCGCCAAAATCTAGTAGACGGTTTGTCGCCTCCTGAAGGTTTTTGCTGGTATCACCTAGCTCATCACTGAGCTGTTCCATCATTAGTCCATAAGCCTCGGCGTCCTCATTGTCAGCGAAGATGGAGCGTATTTTTACAAACGCCATCGCGACAAGATTAACGGAACCAAGTAGACCACCAATCATTACCTCCGCTAAGGCAACGATCTTGTCAAAAAGATTGTCAAGAATTTTCCCAAACGTTTGCCAAATAGAGGTGTTTTTTGCAATTTTGTCAGTTGCACCATCAATATCTTGCGTTGTCTTAGAAAAAATCCTTTGAAGAAAGAGGCTCTTATCTGAAAGTTTATCTACGGCATTAATAATTGCAGAAATAGCTGTGACAACAGCGACCGATTTCCAAAATATGGGGCTCGAAAGAATGGCTGTCGTGACCATCATGATCGTTCGCCCTACGGCCAACAGCGCATTTCCTAAGGCCGTAAGGCTGGCGATCACCAGTCCTTTCGTGAAGTTTGCCAAATTAACAAGAACGCTAGACAAGCCCGTGATGGCTATCACTTGTTGATTCACCGCGGTATTCGTCAGGGTAAATGCAGTGGTCAATAAGGCCTGAAGACCAGCGCTTACTTTGATCAGTGTATTTAGCTGGGCAATGGCCGTTGCTAATATGCCAATAGTAAAACCCCATTTTACCGTCAAACCGACAACAATCAGAGCAGCTCCAGAGTAAGCCACAATGTTTGCAATCGCATTTTTTATGGGCTGAGATATCCCCTCAATCGCCTTTAAAAGGCTTACCTGGATAGACGTAAAAAACTTGTAGACTGGGATACTGCTTTTTGCAAAAGCAGCAGAAATCTCCTCTTGAGAAACTTTGATTCGTCTTGAAACTGCGATGAGGGACTCACCCGTACTGGCAAAGGATTCCTGCGCTTTTTGGGCTTGTGAATTTATGGCAATAAGGCGCGCGGTGACTTTTTCTTGATCTGACATAGCGTCAACAGTTTTGCCGATAGTATCGGAATATTCGCCGGTATTGATGGCAGCATCATTCAGATGGATGCCAAGTTCCTCAGCAGCTCTACCGTTGCCTAAAAGGGCAAGTCTAACGGCTTCGGTCGTCTTAAATAATTCTTCCTGGCCCAAAGAAAATACAGAGATATTTTTAGCTAATTTTATTTGCTGATCGGTCGTCAAGCTTAGCTCTTGCCCAAGTTTGGCAATGGCAGAAGCAAAAGCTTGGGAGTCTGATTCTGTTACAGAAGAGTTTTTCTGAATCTCAACAAGCGCTTTGTTCCATACAGAAATATTCTTTTGCGCATCTTCAAATGAACCCGAAAGCCTAGTGATCGCTCTTGTGAATTTGACCGTCGCCTCTTCGTCTTCGGCGGCTAACTGAATACCAGCATCAAAAAAGGTAAAGAGCTTAATACCTGCATTTGTGACAAAATCGCCTATGGCTGCGGTTGCGGCTTTCGTCACAGAAAGTACACCGCCAATAGATACGGCTAACGCTAAGGCGGCTCCACCGGCAAACTTTCCAGCAGCACTATCGGATTGTAGTAATGCAAGTCCGAGGCTAGCAAACCCTCCTGCCGACGCAGCGACAGTATTGGAAATTGCATTCATGTTTTTTAGGAATGGAATTTGAGTATTCTGAACCTCAGTCAAAATACTGACTATATTTTTAGCGTCTTTTCCAAAGCCGCTGAACGTTTTTCCGAAAAGATTAATAACGGTACCAGTTAAACGAAATGTACCGGATAATTCCCCAATATACGGCAAAAAGCCTTTGATAGACTGCCCGGCTCTGGCTATTATCCCAGCCATATTCGCCATACCAGAAGATATGCCATCGATCTTTTGAACCAGAGGCGCAAAAGCCAGAGCAAGTCCTTTTGCAAAAGCAAGCATGATGCTTGAATCGCGCTCTTTAAAGGACATGGAGAATATTTTTAATCGGCCACTTATGTTTGCGATATCAATGCCAAATCTTTGAATAAAAAGACCAGCATCCAGCAAACCTTTTCCCAATGACTGGGTAAATCCAATAAAAAATTTACGCGCCTGATCGATGCTGTCTATTGTTTGGAAAAATCCAAGGCCAGCCTTGGCTAAAGCTGGCCCCAATTTTATTAAAGAAAGAGCCGTAGTTCCGACGGCAATACCAAACGCCAGGAGTGAACCAATGGCGATTCTTACGTATTTGTCAAAGGGATTAAATGCAAATGATGCAAAATTTAGAACGGCAAAAATATCGTTATCAAATATTTTTTTGTAAAATTGAACGTATTTTATCGTAAATAAAGCTAAACTGATGCCTGTCTTATACAGAGCTTGCCCGAATGTATTCATGCCGCGTGATGTCGATATTACAAAATACGCCATCTTGTTCGCGGATGTATTAATGAATCCTTCGAGATTTTTAACAGCTACGCCAAACCTAGCTATGGATGTTCCAGCAAAATCGAGAGCGTCAGAGATGCCGTCTAGTAAGGGCGTTATCAATCCAATAGATTGATAAAATAGTTTGACTATTTTTGGATCACCCATCTTGGATAAATTGTAGGTATAAAGTCGTATAGAAACGGCAAAGTTGGACAATGATATGCTGTACTTGTGCAAAATTACGGCAATATCAGCAAACCCTGAACTGACGATCTTGATGCTCTTTCTTAAGAAGCTTTCGCTACCAAGTGTCTCCGTGACTCTGTTGCCGAGCCATTGAACCGACTCGCCGGCAACTTCAAGCGTTTCAGCAAAGGCCTTAGTCGCGGCCACTAGTTCGAACAAAGATTTTGCTGTTGTTGCTAATTCGGCGAGGTTGTTTTTAACAAAATCAAGAGTGCTACGGATTTTCTCAAATTTTGCATTTGATTCCTCAGTAGCTTCAGATATGCGGCCAAAACTCTCGTCAATATCCTTAGACCATTTGTTGAAATCGGAAGTATCAACCTCAACGGATATTGCCAGTGTTTCCTTTGTAACCGCCACAGCTGACCTCTTAACTTTTCTTGGTTGGTGTTACCTTGTTGCCGTCTCCGAGGATCATTTTGGCTCGGCTGACAAATTTGTGATGGTCGTAAAATGGTAAGAACCAAGCCAATAACTCAATCCAGTAGTCCGCCTGATCGGCAAGAGAGCCTTTATCCAACATTGCGCCAGTCTGAGCCGAGATCATCAAAAGACGATAAAGGCTTACTGCCTCAGGATCCCACGTGGCCTTTCCTGGACAGAAGCCAAAATTGGAGCCGCCTTTTTCTATATTGATAGGAAAGATGGCCGCATCGTCCGGCCCAAAATCATCACGGTCTTCTCGGCAACGCCTGATCTTTTGAACCCTCTCGGTGCAGGTCGCGCAATCGAACGACCTGCCGTTTGATTTCAATTTTGCGTGATCGGCGAAACTGAGCTCAGCAAGAGCCATTACTTTTTTTTAACTGCTTCCTGATTCGGTTTAGCGTTGATGGCTTGACGCGTCCGGTAAAGGTCCATCGCAAGGCCGCTAGCGCCAAGGGCCGCCATCAAGTCCTCACTGGCCCCGCCGTCGCCGTCGGCTTTGAATTCTAGCCGCTCTTCTGGTGGCAGATGCGGTGGGTTTTCAATGCCAACGATCGAGCAACGCACCTCCTCCAGCATGAAGGAGCTACGGACCTCCATCTCACCTTTTTTGAAGGCAAACTGCTTGTCTTGCACACCGCTGGCTAAGCGGTAGGGCAGTACTTTCCTTAAAACGAAACGCGTCGGCTCCTCTTTCAGCTCGAGCAAGCTTTCGTCTAGCGTTTCAAGGTAGCGATCATACTGATCAGGCTCACAGCCAATGGCTGAATCGAGCCGCAGGACTACTTTATAGGTCTCGTTACGGGATGGTAGCTTTAACGCCATGGCAACTCTCCAAAGAACAAACGGATAGGGGCGTTAGCACGCACCCTATCGGCTGTGAAAAAATAGAACTACTTGAATTCAATGCTGATTTCGTCGGCCGAATCGTAGGTTGTTTGGAGCGCTGGGCCTTCAAAGCTGATCACCACCGAGCCGGTTTCCGGCGTGTCAAACGACGGAATGGAGAACGACACTTTGGGACAGCTAATGGCCAGGTGGCGGCCAGCGGCATCGCCGAGGATCAGGCTGAAATTTTGCGCTTCAAAGTCTTGCACGCGGTTGAAGAGACGAATCACCTCGGCATTGACGTTGGTGTCGACTTTCACCTGGTTGGTGACTTTGCCACCGGGGACAAACAGCGTGCCACCAAGGCCGGCGCTACCGAACTCGGAGTTGCGTAGCTCGTGGCTGTTGGTGACGGTGATGGTCGCCCCACGGAAGCTGGAAATATTGACGCCAGCCAAGGACATCGAGCCAACCAGGCCGGTGACGGGGTTGTTGATCCCCACCGGTGCCGCTGGTTCGTAATAACAGAGGTAGACGGGGCTTTCTGAGCCGTCAGCATCCATCAGGGGGGCGCCGGACAGCGTCACCTGATCGCCACTGATGGCGGTGACGTAACGCCCAGATCCAGCCGGCGTGTCGCTCGAGCGGGTAAGGCCGTCGGCTTTGACAAGCATGACGGCGGCGCCGACGCGGAAGCTTTTGCCTTCGCCAGCCTGAAGGGTGACGACGTTGGAGCTGTTGTCGACGGTCGATTTACCAATGCCGACCATAAAGGCGTCTCTGGCGTTGCCAGTCCACTCGGCTGTGGCCTCGCCGTCACCGGGGAAGTTGAGCGTACAGCCTTCGATAAACGCACCGCGAGACTGACGGCACCAAAAATCCCCGACCTCATAGAGGGAGAAGGTGACGTCGGGAGCCTTGGCGGTGGTGTATTTGAGGTTCGGGCTGGTTTCCTCTTTGCCGAAACAGCTTTCAAAGAACAAGCGGATAGGAGAATCGACCTCAGCCGCCGAGGCTGCGCCTAGCGACTCATCGATATTGAAGTAGGTGGAGATGGAAAAGCTCGTCTCTTTTTTCTTTTTGATCTGGCTTTGGTGGTGCCGTCCTGTCCGGTGGGCCGAAGGCTCTAGTGCTTGGCTAAAGCTGATCTGACCTGCAGTGGTGTACATAAAATCACTGTTGCCAGGTAGAACAAGATGCCCCCGGTTACCCTCAACCTTGGCATAAAACCGTTGGTTGAGGCCGATTGAGTCGTTGCCAGAGTTGTAAATATCGGCGTAATTCTTTGCCACGGCGATCTAGCTCCTATGCTTCGCTTACGAGGGGTTCGTAGTAGAGGGCTTCGAGATCAAGGCGGACAAAGAAGTAGGGATCGAGAAGGTGAAGGTCCGTTTGGGACCCCATGTATCTTAAGTGAATCATTCCAGGAATGCCAAGGTTTGGCTTTTCCCAAAGTACACGCTCGACTTCATATTGAAGATTCCACAGGTCGCGTTGACTGACGGGCTGATCTTCGGTGCCACGCATGACCAGTTCCAAGGCGATAGACCATGTTTTTTTGGCCCGCCTGGACTCGTGCTCGATGCGTTCCGCAATATCGATCAGCTGCACGGCTGGGCAGTCGACACTCATAAAGTCGTCCGAGCGCAGCCGCACGCGGTCAAACTCGACGGTTTTAAGGGAGGGAAGGCCCTCGAGACGCTCAACCAGCGCCGAGGCTATGCGGTCTTTCATCGACTGGGTGTAGCTCATCGGGTCAAAAGCTCGTAGCGGATGGCGTTAATGATTGCCCCGGTCCTACCGACAATCGGTCCCCGGGCGCCACCTTCAGGAAACGGCGGCTTTTTCACGTTCATGATCATTTGCGTTTCGAGCATCATGCCGATACGGGTCATGGCTTCGGCCATGGAGATCGGCTCTGGCCCCACCGTTTGGCGCAGAATGGTCAGAATATCGGCTCGGCGTTGGGTCAGGGCCGGCGTGACAAAAGGCCGCGCCCGAAGCCTAGCGGTGCGCTCGTTGCCGTCGCCTTGGATCTCCAGCACGCCCTTGGAGCGTCCGAGCAAAGGGCGGTCCTCAGGCCGAGCCTTAGCCCGCTCCTGATCGTATTTACGGAAGAGGTTGGCCATGAGCCAGCGGTACATCTTGGCGGAGGGCTTGGTGCCGTACTCGTGAAAGGCGGCATAGCGCACCCCACGCACACCGACCTGGACCCCCGTCACGCCACCTTTGCGGAGATGTTCGAGGCGCCTCTGAAAGCGCTCAGCCAAGATCGTCGGCGTCGTCATAGGTTCACCAACGGCCGGTCAAGCAGCGGCGCTTCTGTGCGTTTATGATCAAGGATGATCTCCTGAATCATAGTCGGCATCTCGGCCAGGATCCCCACCGACTCATCGCCCTTACTTTTCGAGGTGCGACCCATGTCGCCACGCTCACGGTGGCGGTAGAACCACTCGACAAGCCACAGACACGCCAGCTCCAGCTCCGCCAGGACACCAGCATGGGCGTTGGCGTTATAGCCGGCAGTGTACTCGACCTTGATATTGTGGAAGCCGTTGGGAAAGAAGTCGGACTTGAGAATCAGGCTATGCCCCTCGTCACCGATCACGTAGCTCGACGGGCTCTTGGCTGTCTCAGGCCCAAACAGGCTTTGATCATCAAAATAAAGGCCCGTAACGTTCGTTACCGGCCACTGTTTCAACATCAAGATATTCGTGCGCCGCCCCGAGCGAAGTTCAACGTGCAGGCGTTCCTTGAGAGCGCGGTCAGTCATGGTCTCAAGCCGCTGTGTTGCGGCATTGATCAGCAGCTCAAGCCGCGCATTTTGCGACGTATCACTAGCCGGAATGGACAGATGACTACGGGCGGTTGCCAAGCTTGTCAGAGCTTCGGTGATAAGCGGCATACGTCACCCCTTGAGCTTGGACGTGCGCGCTTTGGCCTCGGCTTTGGGCGCCTCACAGACGGCAAGATATTGAGGGTAAAGGGCGAGCAGAGCATGGCCAAGCTCGTCGGAAACCTCGAGCTCTTCGCCACTTTCGACCGATTGGCAAATAAATTCCGGTTTTTTGCAAAGGAGCACAAGCCCTTGTGAGGCTTTGACGTATAAGCGCATAATAAAAACTCCTTGGACTTTGTGCTACTAGCCTAACGGCCACGGCGCAAAGTCGCAAGGAGCGAAGCCCTTGGGCTACAAGGGTTTCAAGATATCGTAAAGTCTAGCGCGGTGGGGTTTTCGAGGTCCGTGCGCTCGATCTTCAGGCTTGTGCCACCGGCGTTGCGCAGGTAAAGCGCCTTCATCACGTATTCATCCCCGCTGTCGGCGGTGGCCTTGAAGCGCCCCGTCATGGAGTTAGCGCCCCGGAAGCGCACGCCGACGATGCGGTCCGTATCGCCGTAGGGGATGGCGTCATTGACGTAGACCGCTTGCACCCGGGCCCACTGGGACTGCTCGCTGAAGGTCGGGTGGTTTTGCACCTTGGGGATGGACGAGAGGGTGGCCCGGCTGAGGCTCAGCGTGGCTTTTTGCCCGGAGTAGATCGCGGCCGGTACGGTGATGAGCGGCGTGGTGTCGGGCACGGCAAGGGTAAAGGTGACGCTGATAGACCCGCCCGAGTTGGTGGCCGTCACCGTGTAATTTATCGCACCAGCCACGGCCGTCGGCGTCCCGGAGATCACGCCGGTCAGCGCATTGAGGGCTAGGCCGGCTGGCAGGGCAGGGCTCACACTGTAGCTCACCACGTCGCCACCGGAGATGCTGGGCACTTTGGGGCTCACGGGCAGGTTGCGCGTGAAGCCGTAAGGGGTCGACGCATACGAGAGGCCAAACGGCGCCACGTCGTTGACGGTGACAGAGACATTGGTGGTGGTGGAGCCGCCCGAGTTGGAGGCCGTTACCGTAAAATTGCTTGCCCCCACAAGGCTAGAAGGTGTGCCCGAGATGGCCCCGGTGCTCGGGTCGAAGCTCAAGCCGCTCGGCAGGCTGGGGGCCACGCTGTAAGTCACGACAGGGCCACCACTGACGGAAGGGTTGGCCGTGACCATCGCGCTGCCTTTGGTCAGCACCAACGGGCTCGCCGCATAGCTCAAGGAGCTGGGTGCTACGTCATTCACGGTCACTAGCAGCACAGCGGTCGTGGATCCACCCGTATTGGTAGCCGTCACCGTATAGTTGGCAGCAGACGCCAGGGCCGTGGGAGTACCCGAGATGACGCCCGTCGCAGTGTTAAAAGACAATCCTGCCGGGAGAGCGGGGCTCACGCTGTAGCTCACCACCACGCCACCGGAGACGCTGGGCGTGTTGGTGGTGATCGCCATACCCTTTGTGTAAATAGGCGAGCCATAAGCGTAGGTGAGAGACGACGGGGCCAAATCGATGACCCGGATGGATAGCACCGTAGTGGTCGAACCTCCGGAGTTGACGGCTGTGACCGTGTAGCTAGCCGCCGTCGACAGTGCTGTAGGCGTACCGGTGATATATCCCGTGGTTGGATGGAGAGAAAGCCCCTCTGGCAGCTGTGGACTGACGCTGTAGCTGACAATAAGACCGCCGACTGCGCTCGGTATATTGGGGGTTATGGGCAAACCCTTGCTATATACCGGCAACTGCTGCTGGTATCCTAGCCCCGATGGCGCGATGTCGTTGACGGTGATGGCCAGCGAGGCCGTGGTGAATCCGCCACTATTGGTGGCGGTGACAGTGTAGTTTTTCAGCTCGGAAAGGACAACCGGGTTGCCCGAGATAACGCCGGTAGCAGTGTTAAAGTCAATGCCGATCGGCAACGCTGGCGTGATGCTGTAGGAGACGACGGCGCCACCGGAGGAGGTTGGCGAGTTGGCGGTGATGTCTTTCCATTTTGTATAAACCGGGCTCGAATCGGTATAGACAAGGGACGACGGCGCCACGTCGTTCACGGTGATCGATAGCGATGCGGTAGTAGAGCCTCCCGAGTTGGTTGCCGTCACCGTATAGCTGGCGGCGGTGGCAAGAGCCGTGGGTGTGCCCGAGATCACGCCCGTCGACGTATTGAGGGCGAGGCCCACCGGCAGGGCTGGCGAGACGCTGTAGGAGACGACAGAGCCGCCGGACGACGTGGGGCTATTGGCGTTGATCGCCGTGCCCTTGGTATAGGTGGCGGTCCCATAAGTGTAAGCCAGAGCGCTTGGTGCGACGTCGTTGACCGTGATCGAGACTGTCGCCGTGGTCGATCCGCCAGTATTGCTGGCCGTCACCGTGTAGCTTCCTTGGGTCGCCAACACGCTAGGCGTGCCCGAGATGACGCCCGTCGTGGTATTCAGCGAAAGACCAGAGGGTAGGGCTGGGCTCACGCTGTAGGAGACCACCGCGCCACCTGAGGAGCTCGGCGAGTTGGCGGTGATGGCGCTGCCCTTGGTGTAAGTCTGGCTGGCGTAGGTGTAACTGAGAGACGACGGCGCCACGTCGTTCACGGTGAAGGTGAGGCCCTTGGTGGTGGATCCCCCCGCATTGGCTGCCGTGACCGTATAAACGGCTTGCGTTGCCAGGGCGGTCGGGTTTCCGGTGATCACACCCGTCGAGGTGTTGAACGATAGGCCCGATGGCAGGCTTGGGCTCACGCTCCAGGACGTCACCGTTTCGCCCTGATAGCTTGGCGAGTTGGTGGCAATCGCCGTGCCTTTGGTGAAGGTCGCTGTCTCCACCGTATAAGCAAGGCTCGAAGGAGCCACGACTTGCAGGTAGGCCTGGGTCATGTATGCGGCCATTAAGTACATGCGTTTTGCTCCACAAAAAATGGCAGGGGGCACGATGGCCCACCTGCCCGGGTTGTTAGACGTTCAGAGGCTTAGGGGACGTATTGAAACTGGACGTAGAGGATGTCTCCAGCTTCCAAGCCGGTGGTGCCACCGCTCGCGAAGTCGCCTGCGAAGGAGAGGCGGGTTTTGCCACCCACGACGGAGACGGTGTAGTCGTCGCCTTCGTGCATGTAACCGCCAGCTCCGCCGTTGATAAAGACCAGGGTGGACTTCTCTTTTGCGAGGTAAGCAAGGTCGACGTACTGGTTGGAGATGTCGCCAGACACCAGCACCTTTTTCTCCTTGTGGAAAGTGCCGCTGTTGAGGCTGGAAACGGCCGACTGCAGGTCGGTGATTTCGGAGTCGTGGGTGTCGAGCTGATCTTGGAGGTCTTGGTCGGCAGCTTCGCGGGCCGCCACTTCGTCGGCGATTTCGCCATCAACGTAGGAGGTCAGATCCGAAACGGCTTTTGAAATCGAGCCGACGCCTGTCCCCTCGATGACATCCAGGCGAGCATCTAGCGCGTCGTCCCCGGCGATCCTGGCCGTTTCTTCGGCGTCAACCAAGCCCTCGGCGAAGGACTTAGCCTCGGCCACGCCGGCCGCGATCGAGCCCACGCCCGATCCCTCGATGACGTCGAGACGGCCATCGAGCAGGTCGTCTGCGGCTTCACGTAGGCCAGCCTCGACAGCAATGGCTGCGTCGCGATCAAGGACCTCTTGGGCGATCTCAGCATCAACGTAGTCGAAGCTCTGTTTTTTGGCCCAGAGCACGCTGCCCACGGTCGTTTCCGACGCCTCGAGTGTATCAAGGCGGCTGTCCAGCCCGGAGATTTGCCCGGCGATGGTGTTGGCAAAGTCAGCGTCGTTGCCAAGAGCGTCAGCCAGCTCCTTGAGGGTGTCGAGCAGAGCCGGGGCGCCATTCACCAAGTTGGAGACAGCCGTATCAACGTAAGAGATCGCGTCCGCGTAAGCCTTAGCCAAACTTCCCGGTGTTGAGCTGTCGGCCTCAAGGGTATCGAGACGAGCATCGAGGGCGTCGTCGGCGGAGGCACGGGCTTGGCTTTCGACCAGGATCGCGGCATCGCGGTCCAGAACCTCTTGAGCGATCGCATCATCGGTATAGCTCTCGCTTTGCGAAACGGCCCAAAGCACGCTTCCCGTGACTTGTGCGCCGGACTCGATGACGTCCAGGCGGGCATCAAGAGCGTCATCGGCAGATTCGCGAGCAGATTGCTCAGAATCAACGAGATTTTGGGCAAAATCCTTCGCGTCTTTCTCGGCTTTGGCCACGCTTCCTTCGACGGAATCCGCGCCCTCAAGAACTATCAGGCGAGCGTCTAGGGCGTCGTCGCCTTGTTGGCGGAGATCCGCCTCATTCTCAACGGCGCCTTCACGGTCAACAATCTCCTGATCGATTTGATCTTGGAGGCTTTGCTGAGCGATGGAGATCGCGCTGTCGCGGTCGATGACCTCTTGGGCCACCTTTTGATCGGTGTAGGAGTAGCTTTGCGCCTTGCTCCAGAGCACCGAGCCCTCGACCAATTCGCCGGATTCCAAGGTATCCAGACGGCCATCGAGCGCGGCAATCTGGTTGCCGATGGTGACGGCAAAGTTCTCGTCAGAGCCAAGTGCATCGGCCAGCTCTTTCAAGGTGTCAAGAAGCGCCGGGGCACCGTTCACCAGGCTGGAGATCGCGGCATCGGTGTAGCTGTTGGCGCTAGAGAGAGCGTCGGCTGCCTCTTGGGCGGCCTTGCTATCAACGTAGCCCTTGCGGGATACCTGCTCGCTTACGGTCGGGTCCACCGACAGGACGGGCAGGATCATGAACTCAGGGATGTCTGAGCTGTTTACTTTGAGGAAGCTGACCGTACCGTTGCCCGAGGCATTGACGGCGCGCAAGGCTTCGTCGTTGAGGAGTTTAATCTTGGATCCGTCGACGGAATCCGGGCGCAGAAACTTCTTTGCTAAGCGACTCATGCAAGTGCCCCCAAAAATGCTGACGCCAAGACAACGCGCCTTGGCCCATGGTCCTGTTTGCTTTTTTTGGAATGTGTGGGGATTTTTAGCCTAGGAAAGAGATGCGAATAGTATCTCCCGCTTCGAGCAGATCTTCAAGTTCTGAGCCGCTCCAAGAGACATTTACGCCGTCGCAGATAAAGTCTATGCCGTTTATCTGGTAGACGCCACCGATGACATCCAGCGCCACTTGGTTGGGATAAAAGGCCCGCGTTGGCAGGGTGATAGCGGCCGCCTCGATGTCGCTTTGCGAAAGCTCGAAATAGAGAATGCGAAACTCGGGGATGGTCGAATAGATGAGGCGCAGAATCTCGCCCTCTTCGAGGAGTCCGGCAAGATCCCCCTGCGACCAATCGACGACGTTGCCGGAAACCGTAAAGTCGTGGCCAATCCGTTGCGGCACACCGTCCAGCACGTCGAGCCCAACTTGGTCCGTGTTCGAGGGCTGCGTCTGGAGGTAAAGGCGATTATTTTGCGCCTCCTCAGCCGTGAGCTCCCTGTACTCAACCCGCACCGGGCCAGCGTTGGACTGGGCGAGGAGCTCGGTGATCGCCTCGTAAACGTTCGTAGCGGAAGAGCCGTAAGCCGAGCCGTTGATCGGGAGCGTTTCCGCCGTCTGCGTGCGTGTGTAAAAGATATCCACGGCGTCACTGTCCTATCAGCAAGATGACCTCGTAGGCCGTGGCATTGGTGAGACCATCGACAAAGATCTGGCGCAGCTCTCCCCTGGGCATAATAGCGAAGATCTCGCCCGGGCTGAGCGTCAGCCAATTGGCTTGGCCATCAAGCGAGACTTTCAGGCGGTGCGCCGAAGCCTGATCGGTCACGGCACGCACGGAGAGCTGTTGGATGACTTTATCAGGGGACGGCGGAAAAGCGGCCACCTCGCCCGGGGTCATCGTGCCGGTGTACACCAGCGTCTCACCGCTATTCGTGGCGGTGATCGGCACGTACTCATCTTTGAGGGTCAGCCACTGCCCCCAGGTCACACGCCCACCGCTGACCACCGTGCGGATGCGGGGCCGGTTGTGAAAACGCGTCACCGAGGTTTTTGAGGCTCTCAGCGGCGCGGTGATGACCTCATGCCCACCAAGCGGTACAACGTCCTGGGCCAGGTCACTCATGCCCTGGTCCTCAAAGCTCACCGAAATGGAAGCCCCAGGATCCAGTGCCTCGACGAACAGCGTCGAGACCAGGGCGTTACCCTCCGCCCATAGCGGCTGCACGTAGGTCCCTGGCCCTCGCGTTGCGAGCTCGGTGATCGCTACGGTTTCGTTGCGCCGCAGTTTGAAAAGGTCCGCCATCGTACCGCATACCTAGCCAAGGGATGAAGGAGGGGGCCTCGCGGCCCACCCCCGTGACGATTAGAGAGCGACGTTGTAGCCGTAGCATACCGAGACTTCGGCGGCGCTTTGCGCGTGGCCTTGGAAGTCGAGGCGCTGATACGCGGCCATGAGATAGCGGTCATAATTCGGCAAGTCTTGGACGATACGCAGGCTAGGAGCGCGGCGCATACCGACGTACCAACGCTTGGCGTTGACGAGCAGGATCCCACCCTTAGACGTGGTCGTGCCGTCGTAGACGCCCGAGGCGTTGAGGTCTTCGCGCATCATGCCGCTGACCACGACGGGAATGCCCATGATAGAACCCGCTTGACCCACCGCCATCGTGGCGCGTGGGCCAGCCTTATCGAGAGTGAGCATGGATGGCAAGGCAAGAAGCTGGTTATAGACGGCTGGGCCGACAATCCAGATCAGGTCTTGGGGGTTGACGCCAAACTTTTTCAGCTTGGTCTTGATCGCGAACAGCGCGGTCTCAGACAGGGCGCCGGCGACGTTGTGGGTGCCACCAGCAGCCGCGTTGGCGAGGGCTTGGCGGCGCAGACCGTTCCAAGCTTTCTCACACACCACAGCCGAGGCGGCTTGGGTGTCGGCGTCGATATGAGTGCCGTCTAAGTCCCCGTTAATTATACAACTTTCGATAGCTCGTGTATGGCTCTGGGCGAGCTCGAACCTGGCGATTTGGAGCAGGTCCGGGGCCAGGTCTTCCGTAATTTCTTCTGGTAACACATGATGTGATTCGAATTTTTTGGCGCGGAAGGTCAAGGTTGTGCCTGAAAATTCGCGGGCTTGCGCGGCTGCGTTCTCGCTCGAAAGTTGCGCTTTGAGCACGTCTTTGATGACGGGCAAGTCATAGACGGGCGACGGCATAGTGACTTGCTTAAAGCGCCGCTGAAGGTCGTAGTCCAGCTCGAATTCCTCGATATATTGAGAGGATACGATTTGGGGAATGAAGGAATCCAGTGCCGAAGAAGAAAACGCCTTGAGGCGTGGGGCCAGCTCTTCGCGGCCGTAGCGGGTATCCAGCAGAGACTTGACGCGCCCGGCGATGATCTCCCCGTCCGAGCTAACCCGGTCGAGGCCGTCACCGTAGAACATCTGCGCCGTCATGCGGGCGATGTCGACGGATTCTTTAAGACGGACCACGGTCTGCTTGAGGCGTGGGTCGACTTTCTCAAAGCGCTCGGCAGCGGTGTTGATGGTCAAAAGCTTTTTGACATCGTTAGCACCGAATGCAGCCAGGGCGCGGGCTTCGTCGGAGTCGGAGCGGTTGCCGACGACGAAGGAGCTAGCGTTGGCCAGGGCCTTGGCTTTTTCCTCTTCCAGCGCCTTGGTTTTGGTCTCGAGCTCAGCAATCTTCGCCTGCAGTACTTTGGCGTCTTCAATCGCAGACGCCACTTGAGCCTTGTCCATCTGTCTCTCCTCAAACGGTTATCAACGTCGGCGGCGTCATGCCCCGATACGCGTTGGCTGGACCGAGATGTGGTTGGACAGAGAAAGGAAGCGTCGAGATAGTTGGCCGATTGGGCCGCGAGATAGGCTTGAGACGAGAGAAAAGAGGCGTCGAGATAGGGGTTCAGGCTTACGCCTGGAGTCGGTCGATACGGCGGCGAATGTCCGCCATCGTCGCATAGTATTCGTCGAGCAGTTTCTGCTCGGCTTGGGATTCGGGTAGGGCCGCTGCTTGCGGCTCGGCCACCGGCACCGGCGCGGCCTTGGGCGGCTGGGCTTCGGCGACAGCGAGCAGCGCTTGGCGCAGGCCTTGGAACTCACCGACGATCTGGCTGAGCAGGATGTTGGTCTGGCGGGCTTGCAGCAGCTCCTCGGGTAGATCAAGGCTGGGCTGCTCAGCGAGCGGGGCAGTCGGCAGCTCTTTAGCCTCCAGATGGGCCGCTTTGGCCTCTCCTGCGTCGCTTGCGTCTCCGTCGGTGTCTTCCCCCTCGGACTGGTCTTCGGCTTCGTCCTTGGCCGGATTGCAGACGCCGACGCGGGCCACGACGCCTTGCGGCAGTTTGAGCTCGGACAGGGCCAAGAAGTTGTCTTGCGGCTTGAGTGTCACCAGCCATCCCGCTTCGGCCTCGGCAACGTCGCCCTCCTCCATGCCCGCTTGCGCGAGGTAGGCGGACACCGCCTCCTGATCGGCAAAGCTCGCCTTGGGCAGCATCAGCGCTTGCCACTCGAGCTCGAGATCTGCACCAAGAGCCTTCGGCTCGTCGGCAGGTTCAGCCGGATCGGATGGATCCACCTCAGCTTCGCCGTCCTCTGCCTGAGCCTTTTCCGCCACGCTCTCAGGGCTTGCAAGCGCTGCAGCAGGAGCGTCATCGCTCTCCCCCTTCATGAGACGCGGGGCCAGCTCAAGGGCCTTGGTCCTCACGGCGTCGAGCTCGTAGGCTTTGACAAGAGAGAATAAAGAGTCTTGGTTCATCGGCAAACTTACGACCGAGCATTCAAACAGTTCGGCAGCCCTGATCTCGTTGTGGCCGTCGACGCTTTTGGCTTCGTCGATCGAGTCAAAACCGACCGAGAAGGCATTGAGCACGCCCTCGGCGATCAGGTCGCGGATCTTCGAGATCTCGGGATCGGCTGATCCGGAGATTCTGGCTTTGATGTAGAGCCCCTCGTCCCGCGCTTCGACAGCAATCGCCCGACCAATCGGCTTATTTTTGTCATGGTTGAACAAGATGATCGAATTTTTCTTAAAATTTTCCAGCTGCCAAGCGCTCTTGGGGATCAAGTCGTTGCCCCGGTCGACAACGGCTTTATTGGCCCAACCTTCGATCGTCAGGCCTTTACTCGACATGGCACTCTTAAACGTGCCAAGCATGGCTTTTTGATGGTTGCTCATGGTGTCTCCTGCGAGGTGTGAGCGTTTTCCAGTTCGATACCAAGGGCCTCAGCATCCTCGGCAGCAAAAGCAATCACCCGGCAGCGGCATTGGATGACGTCGCCGGCATCGCCCCGGGGGTCCCGTGGGTACATCAGGCCTTTGCCGTTGCCGGTATCGAACAACCGATCATAGGGGATGGCTTTGCCTGTTTGCAGGTGGAAATGGTCATAGGGGCTGTCCGGGTAAAGCCCAGCGGGGTTGCCGCGCACGCGTTCATCCCCAGCGTTGATCCACATCTTGTAAAGCTTACCGACCACCTTGGCAGCATCCTGCATGGCGGCTGCTTGGCCGACCGATGCCGCGTGTAGGGTCTCGGTGCGGGCGATGACCATGGCGCGGCGCTCAATATCCGGGATCCCCCGGATCGGCTCATCCGCAGGCCCCGACGTGCCGGCAATGCGCCGGGCAATGTCGGCGATGGAAAGCTTATCGCGTACACCGCGCTCGATCACGTCCATGATGGCATCGGAGGTGGTCTCCTTCATGCGTACAAAGCCGGTCAGCCCCCGCTCCTCGAGGAGAAGGCGGCGCGTCTTCGAGTAGCGCTGGCGGAGGACGTCGAGCCTTTCTTGATCCTGCTGGTTAAACTGGACGGCAAGCGTCGTCTCATAGCCTGCATTGACCTCGGCCGTTAGGTCGTCGACATAGCCGTCGAGGTACTGCTTTTCCAGCTTATCAAGAGCACCTTCCAACTCCCGGCGAAAGGCCTTGGGGTTGATCGTCTTGTCTTTGCAGTGCCAGGCTTTTTCTTGCGGCCCGGTGAGCAGCGTGACCGCCGTATCGAGCTGGGCCGCGAGCAGCTTTAAGGCGCGGCCTAACATCTTCTCATAGCTTTGGCTGAAGGCGTCTTGCAGCCGGCTATCCGTCTCCTCAAACCAGCGGCCCAGGCTTTTTTGCACAAGCTCGAAACGCTCTTTATTTTTGGCGAGCATTTCAGAACGAGAAAGGGGCGCTGGGCCAAGCAGCCGGGCAGCGAGTTCCGCCGACAGCCCGAGCTCGGCCGTCAGCCGGGCCTCGGCATCGGCGCGGGTGATCAGACCCTTTTCGACGTCGGCGATAAGACTCAAGGTCGTGTCGGATGGGGGAAGACGCGGCATGTCAAACGCCGGCAACTCAGGCCGCGCGGTGCCGCGCACACTGTCGCCCTGGGCCACGGGGTCGAGATCGTAGAGCTTGGCTCTAACTTCGTTGAGCGTGTGGGTGGCGAGCAGCTTCTCTGCCAGCGTGGCCTTCTGATCGGCGTCTTCTTGCAAGACGTCGACATCGCTGAGATCGAATTCTAGGAAGTAGCCGGGGCCAAGGTCTTTGGCAAAAAACCGCGTGAGACTACCCGCGACCCGGCGCATGATCGAGCGCAGCTGGCCCGACCAAAAATTTTTCAGCGCGATCTTATACTCTTCGCTGCCGAGGCTGCCGGTCTCAGCGATCGAGAGCTCGTGCTTGGGGATCTGCAAGAGGTTGATGATCACCTCTCGGTTGGCGCGCACGTATTCGATAAGTTGCTGGTCGGCGAGCGAATGGGCGACCGTCTGCGCCGTCACACCCTTGGGTAAGATCATGGTTTTGCGCTGGTTGGCGCGGCCGGTGTAGGCGTTTTCAAACGAGCGTAAAAGGCGCAGTGCCTGCTTTTCGTTGGCCACGTCCGCCATTTCCAAAACCAAACCAGGTTGGGCGCCTTTTTTGTAAAAGTTATTGAGGTACTCGCCGGTAAATTTATTAAACGCCACGGCCCTTAAGCCAGCCACAAACGGCGACAGGCCAATCAGGCGGCTCGACGGGTTGGGGCGGCGAATGTGGCAAATTTCTTCCACTGGAAAGCGCATCACCCGGCGGCTCATTTGCGCCTCGTCGCTATGCAGAGCGACGATATAGCCTTTCACCGTGCCGTCTCTGGCCATGTCGAGGCGGGTGGCTTCGCTCGGCAAAAGAATGAGCTGGTCGGCTTGCTTGGCGCGCCACAGCATGGCGTTGCCCATCAAGCATTCGTCGACGATCAGGCTATACATCCAGGTATGATAGTCCTGCTCGGGGTTGGGTGTTTCCAGCAGGGCTTGCAGCGGATGGCCTTCGGCTGGGGTGACGACCTTCTTACCGTCAACCGCTTCCTCGTGCATGACCCGCAGCCACTGGCTCGCGATCTTTGAGGCGATGCGGTCGACCAGGATATAAACCCAGTCCTCTGTAAAGAAGAGACGCTTGAGCGTCAGCGGGTCGATGATTTGAAAGGTATCGCGCGTGGTCGCAAGGGGCGTATCGCTGACAAGATCTTGGGCGAGACTCCACTCTTTGGTTTCCGCCGGCTCAAGCATGAGTTCGGCATAGCTTAGGTCTGCGTCATCGCTCGTCATCATCCGCTATACCCCGATAAAAGCCTTCCAGCGGGCTTAACGCAGGCGGCTCTAGATCTTCCAAAAACGATAGCTGGTTTTGGCTATCAGCGTACTCGTTTAAAGCGGCGCCGGCAAGCAGGAGAGCACACACGGTGTCGTCGTGACCCCCGCCAGCGGCGGCGTAGCGGAGGGTGCCGACGGCAGACACCTGCACCTCAAAGGCTTCCAGCTCCTGCAGGAGCGTCGGCCAGGCGGGGACTAAGATTGCGCGTTGCTCGAACATCGTGATGAGGCGCGCCACCATCTCCGCTTTACTGTTATTCGTAAAGGTGATGCCGCGATAATTAAGGTCGGTGTAAGCCAGCTGATCATCGATTGCTTGCCCCACCCCCGTCTTGTCGTGAAAGACCGCCTCGCAGGCAGCGAAGCGCCCAGCAAAATGCACCAGCCGGCGGATGGCCTCGGTGTAGGGCAGCTGGTGGAAACGGCGCACCCCCACCACCTTGCGGCTTTCTAAATCGATGGCGACGAAGGCGCAGTAATCCACAGTTTTTGCCCAGTCGACGCCGATCACAACATGGGCCTCGTTGGCCTGCGGCGCCAGCCAGTGCTGATCATCTCCCCAGAGGTCCAGCTCCTCGCCAAAAACGCATTGCCGGTAGGAAGTGAAAACGGAACCTTCGTCTTCAAAGCTCGCTTCGTAATACTGTCTAAACAACCTTGCTGGCAGCGTCCGGCGAGCGCTCTCAATCGACTCCCTTGGCACAAAGGGATTGTCAGCCGTCGGCGCGGTAATGCAGATCTGCCGGGGCGGGCGGCCCTCGTGGCGAGCTCTGGCCATCTCCTCCTTTGCCTCGCAAAATTTGCGATGGAACCAGTTTTTTCCGAGAGGAGTCGAGATAAAAAGCATCGTCCCGCGCGTGACGGTGACGGTAGTTTTCGCCGAAGCGTAAGCATCCTCCTTCATCTTGGCCGCCTCATCAAAGACGTAGCCCGAGATGGCCGCCCCCTCGAGCGCTACCGGTTTTTGCGCATGATAAAACTGGATCATGCTGTCCTGGCTCTCAAGGCCGATCTTGAGGCCAGAGTTGTTCAGCGAGACATGCGGCGGGGGTGGCAGGATACGGCGGCAATAGTCATAGCCCAGCCGACTTTGCTCGTAGATCGGCGCCACCCAGCGCATTGTCGCCCGGGGTTTGGCGACCAGGGCGTTGATGATGGCCGTAGCGGCGGCGATGGTTTTGCCCCACTTGGTGCCGTTGGCGATATAAATCTCTTCGATCCCAGGATGCAGGAAAGCCTGCATAATCAGCGCCTGTTTGGCGCTATGCGGCTTGGGTGGGTCGATGATAAAGGTGCGCGTCACAGGCTACCGTCGGCATGTTATTCTTGGAAATAGTTCCAATTATCACACAAAAGACGGTAGATAGGCTCCTCAAGTTTGTAGACGAGCTCGTGCGGGATCGAGATCTGATACTCGAATTCCAGGGCGTGCAGGAGCTCGTGGATCAGCGTCTTGGCTTGCTCGCGCTTGCCAATGCCGAGACGGACACAAATCTCTTTATCGTCGTCATTGCAGAGGCCGACCGTTTCTTTACCCGCTGACCGTTTATCGTCGATCTTGCGGACAAAACGGATATCCCACACCGTCTCACCGACGACCACAGTGCGCGGGATATCCTTGAGGCGCCACGTCATCACGGCATCCTTTCGTAAGGGATGAGGATCGGTGTCAGCCCACCATCGACGACCACGCCAACACCCAGCCACGGCTTAAATTTGGCCGTCTTGCCGTAGGCAAAGGCATAGGCTCGGGTGTCAATCAAACACCCGACGTTCATCCCCCAGCGCTTTTTGTTTTCCGTCACGACATGGGCTATCCCGGCATTGGCATGCAGATGGCCGAAGACCACATTGACGCCCTTATCCAGCGCCGCCTGCCGGTAGGCTCCCGCCCCACTGTAGCCGCAGCCGTGAAAGAGATGCACCTTGGCCCGGGCCATAGAGATCGTCCAGTGATCGCGCCACTGCCAGCCGGAAGGGGCGCCGAGGATATCGCGGTACGTTTTGAGCAGGGTGCTGGGGATCCCGGCATGGGATGCCTTGCGTGCCCAGCGTTGGCCGTGGTTCGATACCGCCAGCTTCATTTCTGGAAAAGCCGCGTACCACTTCGCCAGGCGGCGCCGAGCCGCTTCCAGCTCGGAGTTGGGCGTATGGCGGGCGTCGGGGTCTTTTTCCCACATGCCGCCAAAGTAGCTATCGACCTCGTCACCGACGTTGAAGATCGCCGATTTGGGAATTTTAAATTCCCGCGCCACGGCTTGGACAAAGCGCAGGCTACCCGGTGCCTCGAAGGGGATCTGCAGATCGCTGATAAAAAGCGCTTTCCGCATCGTCGTTCCCCTTCGTGGCGGCGTTGCGTTTTGGCGGCACTTTCTTGTTTTGCGTAAGGCTATTTTATCACACTTTTTGCGAAAAATAGGCTAAAATCGCCTCGCTTTATTCATGAAATACCTCTTCATGGACCATCCTTCTGGTCTCGGAAGGCTCTGCCGTTGGCGGGGCCTTTCTTTTTTCCGATAAAAAAGGTTTCCGTTTTTCGCGAACCCCTAGCGTCAGCGCTTGCCTGCATGCTCTGATTAAACAAACGGCGGAGGATCAGGCGATGAGCAGTGGGGGTGTGGTCGGCGAAATCGAGACGTTACAAGTGCGCTCGGGGGATGTCATCATCCTACGGCCCCGTGAGCCACTGTCCGATGCCCGCATTGCCCAGGTCTACGATCAGCTGAAAAGCTGGCTGGATTTTCGCCGGATCAAAGTCCACGTCGCCCTCATGCCCCACGACTGTGACTTGATCCTCCTGCGCGAGGACCGGGCGCCATGATCGACTTTATCCCGTGCATCTGTGATGCCGATGCCGAACTGGATTTTGATGGCGGCTGGCGCTTTGTTTGCCATGAGTGTGGGCTGTCGTCCAAGCCTGTCTTTACAGCCCGGGCGGCCCGCAAAGAGTTTCGTCTTCTGCTTGCCTCGCTCGAACAAGACGACGACGATGACGGCTAACTTGCCCAACCGCTATGCCGCACACGTCTAAGGATGCCTGCTATGCAGCTGATGAAAACCCCGCGTTCCGCCATGTATCTGGCCTTTGTCCGATCGCAGCTTTGCGCCGTGACGCAGACCGACCACGGGGTTGTGGCCCACCATGTGCGCATGCCACCCCACGGAGGCGGGGTGGGACTTAAACCGTCCGACTACCGGACTGTACCGCTCAACCAAATGCGCCATCTCGAACTGCACCAGGTTGGCGAAAAAACATTCTGGAAGCGGGCCGGGGTGGTCCCTGAGATGGTCATGGCCGAGCTCCTGCACCTTTGGATCATGAAGCGCTACGGCATTGAGCTGCCGATGATCGAAGACCCCGACCAGGCCTGCGCTTATGTCGATGCGCTTGAGCGTTTTATCGTTTCAAGCGGCGCGGCATAAACAGGAAAAAAATTTGTGCCACAAACAATTAGCGGTTTGTGCCACAAACATACTACTGTTTATCGACCAGCTCCGCTTCCAGCACGTTCTGGACGAGACTGCCGTCGGCTTCGACGGTCGTCCTATAGATTACCGACGGCTTGGTCTCGATCACCAGGTTACGCTGGTTATGGTATGTGGCAAGGGTCAGCTTGCAGGCCTCCAGCGCAATCTTTTCGTCTTCGTGGCTAATCAAGGCGCCAATCTTGCGGTGGGCACGGCGTACGTTCTGCTCTAAGAGCTCCATGGCCGAGCCGGTGAGGCGGTCATAGACTTCACGGAAGGCGGGCTTTTTCATGCGCCGCGCCACCGTCGACGGCGTCATGCCGCAGGCCTTGCCGAGCTCCGTCAGGTTCAAGGTTGGCCACTTAGAGAGGAGCTTAAGAATCTGCTTATCGACAACGTCCAGATCACGGGCGTGAGCATAGGCGTCCAGCTTGGCCAGCAAGATGCGGTCCGCTGGATCAACCTCAAGCGTCAGCTCATCGGATGCCATAGATCAGCACCGGGCTTTCTTCGCCGTCGAAGGCGCGGTAGGTGGCACTCTGCCAGTCGCCATAGACGACAAAGCGGGTCTTGTCGTGCGGCACCCGCGAGGCAAAGAGCGTCACCGAGTAGGGCAGGGCCGCCCCCTCGACCACCCGGCGACGGCCGAGCCGGTCGTGGAAGGCAAAGGTCAAGACGCTGCCCGTCTTGTGGATGTCAATCTCTTGAGGCGGGTGCCAAGGGATCCCGATGAGATAGCGCACGCGGTCATCCTCCCCAGCCGTCCGTATCAATCCAGACAATGTCGGAACATCCCGGATGGCTATCCATATGAATGGCGCGGAATTCTTCCAGGCTGGCATAAACCGTCAGGGTCGTTTTGGGAGCTCGCCACTCGACGACGACGCGCCCGGTCGGGTAGACGCAGCCCCACAGGACAACACCAGTGCCAGAGATGCCGCTCTCGTCAATGTCGCGGCGCAGACAAAAACGGCTGATCAAGCCTGACATCTTTCACCCCCCACTACGGGCGACCACCAAGGCAATGGCGACAGCCACGGCGTACGCCATGATCACCGGCGGCTCCATCGGCGCACGCTGCAGTGTGTCGATGGCGGCCTCAAAAACCATCATCCGCCCCGCTCGCAGCGGCGTCGTACGCGACAGGGTCGAGGAACTTAATTTGTTCCGCCGAGACTTTGGTCACCTTGAGGGAACGGCCCTCCTTCTCGTAGCTCTCCGTCCTCAGTCGACCCTCAACAAAAACCGTCGAGCCTTTGCGGAGGTAGCGTTTGCAGGAGACCGCTGTTTGTCCCCAGACGGTGACCTTGTGGTGCTCCCAGAGAACCTTGTCCTCGCCACCTTCGCCTTTGGCAGGGGCGCGGTCCATCGTTGTGACGCTGAGGTTGGCCACTGGCACACCAGCCCGCGTTTCGCGCAGCTCAGGTTCAAACGACAGCTTTCCCATAAGCATGACCTTATTCATGCAAGACCCCGAAAATCATGATTTTTTTGGATGGCTAATTCTAGCTATTTTACGCTCTCATAAAAGCCAGCGCAAGCTCTGCTTGCCTTGGGCGCCAAGGCGTGCAAAGAAATGGGCCGCGGTGCTTGCCGCGCGGTTTCACGTTCACCCTTTTTTTGTCGATGCGTCGGCCGAAAACGGTGGCGATATGATCATCACCCGACGAGGCAAGCGCCGCTAGTTTTTGCCAAACCTGGCAAACACCACATTATCGGGGCGCCGCTTGGTCCAGGTTTCGTAGACGATCCACAGACCAAACAGCGGCGAGGTGGCAACAAAGGCGACGTAGAAGAGGCCGCAGGCTATGGCTTGGCCAAACCGGTAGGCTAGGCGCCTGGCGGTCGATTCGTGCATGCTCATTGGATCTCTCCCAGCTCGCGAAAGAACGCCTCGAGGTCGCCAACGTAGCGCACCACCCTCACAGCACACCCAGCATGGCGGAGCTTAGTCAGCCACTCCTCTTGGCTTTTGCTTAGACGCCCCTTGGTGCTTTTAAACTCCACAGCCCACATCCTCCCTGGCTGCGTGCGCGAGCAGACGCCGGCAATGTCAGGAAAGCCCCGCAGTGGGTTTTGCGCATAGACGCGGCCGCCAGCCTTAAGCACCGGCCCCAGCGCCATCCGCCAGGCAAGAATGCCGCGCACTTTCAGCCATGCCAGGGCATTTCGTTGCAGCAGCGCCTCCGGCGAAACGAAACGCTTGACCGCCAAGCCTTTGCGAGCCATATGCCCTCCAGTGCGTCAAATCTGCCTTTGGTTGCGTTTCGCTGACCATAGCATGACACTGCGCAAACTTTCCACAAGCCACTCTGGGGGCGCCTTTTTGTGGCTCTGAGGCATATTTTTTTAGCGCAGGGCAGATGAGCGTTGGCGGGCTTCCCCCCGGGTGCCCCGCCTAGCGCTTGTGGGCTGATCCCCCAGACGGCCTGAGCCCGAGCGAGAGATTGACGTCGCCGAGCGGGATGACGGCATCATGCAACCCACCTTTAAGCACACGCAGAGCCCGCAGGTTGGCATCAATCGCGTCCCTTTGCTCGACCAGGCTGAGCACGACGTCGGCCATCTGACGAATGACCTCGACAGTATTCCCCGGCGCGCCTTCGGTGGTCGTCGCCACGCACGGCACATTTCTCTCGGCCAGCAGCACCTTGACCCGCGCCAGCCAGTCGGTGAGAAGATCGTCGTCCAGGAGCAGCGGCTCCCCGCCGTTGGTGAGCTCCTCAAGGCGGCTCAGCACCACCAGGCCAGTGTCCGGCGTCACCGTCTCGCGAAGGTAGCGCTCAACCGATTGCACCGTCGGCTGATCGGGGGTGAACTGGCGGAGCGTCTGGTTGTGGAAGCGCCAGCGCGTTTTCTCGGCCGGGACCGAGGCCTTTTTAGCCGGCTGCTTGGTCCCGAGAAGAGCGGCCTCCACCCGTGCCGGAAAGTCTTCCGGGTGATGTTCGGTCGAGACCACAACCACATCCTTTTCGGAGCGCAGCGTCGCGGCGGCTAGGTGGGCCGCCAGCTGGCTTTTTTCGTCGCTGTGCTGGCCGACAATGACGGTCAGTTTACCGTCTGGTAGGCCACCGTTTAAAGTTTTGTCGAGACTTTGTAATGCAGTCGAGATAGGCACGAAAACCTCCTTAGACTAGTCGGCCGTGCTGTGCAAACGGCGCACCATATCGCGGGTGAACCGTCGGGTTGTTGAAAAAAGAGTAAATGCGAGCTCTGTCATAGCGTTTCGTCCGGGATGCCTATGTCGGTGATTTTGCCAAAGTGCATATCGTTGCGCATTCTTAGCGCCCGGCGCTCGCCCTCGCGGTTTTTTGCAATCAGCAGCTCAATCGGCGGCGCCATGTCGCTGCGCTCGGGTGCGAGGCGGTGCAAAAACATGATGTTGTCGCCGTGACGCTCCAGGTAGCCGCACTCCGCCAGGTCTTTGAGACGCGGGCGACAGTCGTCAGCGGCGCGGTTGATCTGCGCCAAAACCAACACAGCCGTCTCCTTGTGCTTGCCGACCAGCGTTTTAAACATGTTGGAGACGTCGCCATACTCGCGGTGCAGGTTCTCCTGATTGCGGGCGGTGCGAAAATCCTGCAGGTAGTCGATAACAATCAGGTCCAGGCCAACGCGGTGGTGGGTCGCCTGAGCGTAGGCCACGGCTTTTTCGGCCGAGCTTTGCGAGCGGTCCCAGATCTCGAGAAAATTGATTTCCTGCGCCTTGCCGACCGTGTCGAGAAACTTGGTGGTATCGCGCTCGGTCCACTGCTTGTCGCGGAATTTACCCAGGTCAAAATCGCCGAGGGCGCCCATCGCTTTGCGGATGATGCGGCGGGCTGACATCTCGTTTGAGATGTAAAGCACCTTGGCGCCACTTTGCGCCGCAGCGAGAGCCATTTGCAGGCTGACCGACGTCTTGCCGACCGAGGGCCGGGCGGCAAGGAGGTTGTAAGTCCCCCGCTCAAAGCCGCCACCCAGGTAGGTGTCCAGACGGTCGATGCCGGTGGTGATAAAGTCGCGATTTTCCTTAGAGGTGAGAAACACCTCGATCTCGTCGGAGAGCACCCGG